GAATTGTTCAATCCAGCCACCCAAAAGTTACAGCTCAAATTACTCATGAGGTTGATAAAATCACAAGACGTTTGATTCGTGATTGGGAAGAGCCTTTTCTCATTAATGGTTATCGTGTTTTATTTGTATATGCAAGTAAAATGACCCAACACCAGATGACCGAGATGATTTTCCAGTTGTTCGAGCGTTTTGGAATTGATTTGGACTTCATTAGTATGTGTGCCGGTGATGATTCCCTCTTGGCATATCAACATAATGGACAAATTTGGTTTCTTGAAGCCGATTGTAGCCATATGGATGCCAGTGAATGGGATGCTGCTCTTGAGTTTAATTATCGTTGTTATGCCCGATTAGGGATGTCTCGCTATGCCCTTAATCTTTTACGAAAACAAGATTCTGGCCCTCGGCTCTATACTCATGCAGAAGGGGTGGTAATTGTCACCCCACCTGCAGGAATACCCATTAAAAACACTGGTTCCAACACAACCAGCATCGGTAACACTTTGAGTGCCCAAGCAATTGTACATGAAACCATCATGACGTGGAATGGTAGAATTGGTGACCTTAAGCAGACCTATATTAATGCTGCAACCAATTTGAATTTTGTCGTGAAGGTGGAATGTGCACCTTGGGAGATGCGATATCCCACGTTCCTAAAGAATATACTTACGCCACAAGGGTTTGTATTGGAATGTGGGCTTGTCGTGAAAATGGGGAAGACCCTGACGAATCCTGTTCAAGTAACAGGTGTTAAAGATTATTTATTAGCTTGGAGGCACATGATTTTTGCAATGGCAAAATGTTATCGTTTTTATAAAGTTGATTTGATCGTTGATGCTATGTTAAGATATTTTGAGCGAATAGGCCTGCCGTTTCACAAACCAATTCGCATGGAACATTATTTGATGCAAAACCTGCCACAAGGACCCGGTAGTGTATATACTGAGTTTGATATCTATGAACGATATCAGTTGACCCGTGCTGAGGTCGAGGATTGCATTAAAATGATTGATCAGATCAGTGTTCCCTTTGTTATCTTTTCACACCCAGTTTTCGATAGATTGGGTGGTGTGGCTTACGGGTGAGAAAACGCTTATTTCAACCTTGTAAATATATACATATCGTATTTATATTTATTTTCTATTTATTGTAAGTATGACAAAGAAATTGACTCCTGCCGAGAAAGCTCAGATGAAGCGTGATATGGCCGCAGCAGCGAAACGCAAGAATCCTGCTAACGCAACTGCCATTGAACCTTACGTTTCCAAGAAACAAACAAAGAATTTGATTCGTCAACTCGTGAAAGAATTACCTAAAGCTGAGCCTGGCACCCCAGCTGCCAAAATGTATAAACTGTTTCAAACACGTGATGAACACTTGATTGAAGCAGCTTTAGGATCCATTATGAGGACCATTAATCCATATGATTATTATCATTGTACAAATTTGATGTTGGATACCTATATTCGTAGGATTCCAGCACGTAATCGTGTGAATTTTGGTTTGTCACCTTTGGCAGCTGATGGTACCACTAACGGCACTGGTGATAAATACGTGTTCGTCAAATTCGATCAACTCAACCCACTTGCTCCGTGTTCTGTTCTCAAAAAGATAAATAAAACCTATAGTTGCGAATTGCCTGCACTGAAAGCCGGAGATGGAGCTGGATGTAATTTCCCTAATGATGCATCCTCCTTCACCACAACAGTAGCGGGAACAGCCGGTACCTCAGCCCCCACTTCTTACACCCCTCTGACGCATTGCGGCCAATTAGTTGGAAACAATGTATCAGTACACTTGCCCTTGAACAAGAAAGATGTGTATTTAGTTGATGATTTTGGAAATCATCTTGGGTTGTCGGCTCGGCCTGGTTTCAAAGGCAAATACGCTGGATTTTTCCCCGCCCAAAGTGGTGATCAAATCACTGTTAAATGGGTGGTTAGTGTGCCTGTGGGATATACACCTACACACTATGTGAATTGTCTTTTTGTGCTCAATGATGGAACTTTGACATGGGGAACTGGTGTGAGTACTGCAGTCAATGCCGAATTGACTATCACCGCACCTTTGAATACTGCCTATGCACTACCATTTTACTGGTATACTGGATTAAGTGCGATTTCACCAGCAAATTACTTGACGATCACAAAATTCGAAGTAATTGTGCAATCAGGTTCATGGGCGTGGGAGAAGCAATACGTTGACTCAGCTGATGACATGTATGCAAAGATGGCTGCATTCTGTATGAATGGGTATCGATTTGTCATCACTCCTGAAAACGCTGACGCATACAAATCTGGGTATACAGAAGTTGTTCGTTGTCCTAATTTAAGTTTTTACACTGCACCACGCAGTCCTGTTGACTACTGGGCTGTAATCCGACAAGCTCAAGGGCTTGAGCAAAGAAGTGCATCAATGGCCGGTTCCGGAGACGAGGGTCAAGGCGTCTCTGGATTTCTTGGTTCTGGAGCCTTAAATGGAAAAATGTACACGCGAACAGAGGTCCCTGATATTTGGGAGACCACCATTTTTGGTTTCAGACAACCAGCTGTGCCGGGCGGTGCAACTTTCCAGGACACTACTCTTGAAATGCTGATTGAATATGCTTATGAATATCAACCAGCAATTTATACTGACCAACAATTAGCCGAGTATTATCCCTTCAACCCTGAAGCTGAATCTTTAGCACAGAATGTCATTTGCAAGATGGAATGGTTCCGTTGTAATCCTGAACACAGCATCCTTGATAAAGCCTCTGGATGGTTAAACAATGCAAAGAACAAAATTGTTGCATATGGCGCTGAACATCCGGATGTTGCCCCAAAAGTGATGGCTGCTCTTACTGCAATTGGAATGTCTTTCTTGTAAGTGAAAAACTGTGTGTTGTATTATATTATTGTACCAATGTATTATATTACAGTGTATTAATTTATTTATTAGTATCGGACCTGATCTGGTTCGAAAATTTATATGAAAAACTCCAAAATTTATAAAAATTACAAAAATAGAAAAACCAAAAACATTTATATAATTATGTATTATTATGACATGTTGTTTGTATATAGTGGTGAGAAGGGCCCAGCATGTAAATAATTATTATCGGGAACGCTGGGGTTAGGTGAGGGTTTCTCGCTACCCATATGTTCTTTGATTCACAGAACTCAACAATGAATCCGGCGGGTTGGCGTATCCAACCCATGACTCGTCATTGACGCAGATGAGCCATTATTGGAATAGTCCCCTGGAATGGGTAACTTCGGGGCTTGCCGATTGGGAACAATTGGAACGAGTGCAAGTCTGACTGAGG